CAGGTTAAAGATGAACTAGGCATAAAGGATAAGACCTTGAAACGTTGGGAAGATAATGGGCTAAGACGTTACCAGCCCCCACTAGAAGACACTAGGAAAATCTTCTATAGAGTGAGTGATATTTTGATTTTTTTGGGGGTAGAGAATGGCAAGGTATAGCATACACCCAGCAGACAGCGGCGGACACTATCACGATATTAAATTATACAAAGACCGCAGGGCGACCCTGGACCAGCTAAAGGAACAGCAACGTTTGAAGAAACTCAAAAAGAAACGGAGAAAGTGACATGTATAGCCTAATTGAGATCACAACTAACAAGGAGAACATGAAAAAGTTACCTATCACAGAAACCCAAGCACTCAAGAAAGGGGATTTCTACAAGTTCTACTACTTTTTGCCCTTTGATACCTATATGACTGGTTTCGTCTATCAAGGGCTAATGGTGACAATCGTCAAAGACTACCCCGAAGAAGTAAACGGTTGGGAGTTGGTCAGAGATAGAAAAATAGCTATGATAAGCAATGAACTACTAGAGAAGATGGGAAAGCTGGAACGGCACAACTTGGATAAGATGCGGGTCAACATCGATTATATTTACACGCCAATGTTGACGGAGCTACTGAAATACGGCGTTAACTCACGGGCTGACGTGGCTTACTTGGTCAGAGAGCTTTATATCAACGGTATGGACATGATTGGCGCAATTGAAATCTTTGCCAATCTCACCCAACGGGGCGACCTAGCAGGCTATTTCTTGCAAGTGGCAACATCATTTTTTGAGGGGGTGACTGTTTGAAACAATTAAAAGAGATTTTACAACTGAATTGGAATGAGGCGGAGTTTGGACAGTCTAAACTAAAAGCAGACTACAAGAGACAACTGTATAACATTGTGGCAGTTGATAGCTTGAATAATGCCTGGTACAACGGAAAAACTGTATTCATTCCTGATAACAGGATCATGTACATCACCGAGCAGAATGGCACAACAAAAAAATACATATCCGCAACATTTGAGAAAAAGACCAAAGGGAAAGGAGACAACAAAAAGGAGTATATTCATATCACTTACGACATGAATTTCTCACCCTTTGCTAAGTTGGTAACTGATTATCTGTTAGGGCGGTTCGTGTTCTATGGTGGTAAATTATACGACGTAAACAACAAGCAAGCTGTTCTAATGGATGAAATCACCATACAGAACTTATATGGCTTCAAGCGTGATGGGGAGTACGTTCTGGAAATCCTTTCAGGTATCGCCAGCAATATCAAAATTGAGCCAGTACGAACGCTACAGCCCTATCAGATAGCAGGGAATGACTTTATTATTGACTTGAAAGAACACCGCTACTACAGGACTAACCCAAATGAAGAACAATCCTATTTTAAGTATTACCCAGTGGACTACAACACCGCCAAAGATGGACAGGCTATGGCTAACAAGTTTCTAAAGTATGTAATAGCTGATGAACTTTCATTACACAATGCGACTTTACAAACCTACTACATGGCCCAGGTTGCCAGCGGTTTACGATCAAAGACCAATTTCTTCATTTCAAAATCTGGAGTACGAACAGGAAAAGGCTTGCGACACATAGCGTTGTCTGGACTATTTAACAAGATAGATGTGGAATTAGACAATCTTATCTCAAGAGGATTTGATGCACTCAATGCGTGGGCTTTGTTTTCAGGCGGGGAGATGGCTTTGGCAACGGAGCAAGGCGACATAGTAGGCGACAGGGTGGAGAGGGTGCTGAAGATTATCGCAACCGAAAAAACACACGTCGCCCGAAGCGTCGGAGGAAACCAGGGGCTTGTACAGTTGTCTAGCGTGCTATGTATCGATACCAATAGAAATGTATCGCTATCCGATGAAATGAACGGACGCAAGGTCCTCATACAGTACCAGGACAGACCAGAGGGCGAAACAGACGCAGAACGTGAAGCCGTCTTCGCGGAATATTGGCAGGCATTCACTCACCCCGATAAGTCTCCTAAGATAGATGGCTGTATTGGTTTCTTGCTGACTAGCTTGGACTATTTCATGGAGCAAGGGCAAAAATTCGAATGGAAAGCCGTTGAAGTTTTTAATGATGTGGATCTGGATGACTTTCAAATGTTGCTACTGAATACATTGACTGAACAGGATTATCTTGTAAGGACTGATAATCTATTTGTTGAAGAGCTTTATAGAAAGACCTACGGCAACAACGGAGTCAAAGCAAAGAATGCAATGGAAACCATCGGAGTGGGGTCAAAGCGTAAAAAAATAAAAAATAGGTTAGTCACTGTTTACGTTGTGAACAACGCTAAACGCTTCACAAGTTACAACCCTGAAAGTGAACAACCTAAAGAATTGAAGTTATTTAGCAACATTGATGACGTGCTTTGAGGTATCAAGGGGTACATGGGGGTTACATAGCTTTTAAGCAAACCCCCGATACCTCACAAACCCAGTTATACCAATACTTTATCTACTATTATATTACTTAGTACATAGGTACACATAGGTATATATAGGATAAAATAAAAAAAGATAATAATTAGACAAAAAATACATATACAAATATAGTGCAAAAAAACAAAAAAATAGTAAATATATATAGTAAAATCCCTGATACCTTATGAACCACTGTAAAAACTCAGTAAAATCAAGGGTTTGAGTGGGGTCACGGGTTTCACATACCCCTGAAAAAGTATCACAGGTCTAGCCAAAAAATGGAGGAAAAACATGAAAATTAAACTATTTTATCAAAGGCATAGCCAATTCATAAAGGATTTTGAAACGGAAGTAAATGACTTCATGTCAACTGTTGAAGTGATTGACGTGAAATATACTGAAGCAACCGCAGGACATTTTGAGCAATTAGGAACGAACACAGGCCTATTGGTCTTGTACAAATAACAGAAACGGAGAATAATAACATGACACTAAAAACTATTTCAGACACACCAAAAGCATTCACATTCCACTACACATTCAAAGACTTTGACACCGCACAAGTTGCAGGTCACGCGCTTATGGGCTATATGACAGGAACATTTGAACAACCAGCTATCGAAGTGAGCTACCACAATGACAACGCAGGCGGAGATCACAACCGCTTATGTGCGGAATATATAGCAGATGCTGAACTTACTGAAACATTCAAGCGGATTTGTGACAGTTTCCAAGATTACTACACCGACCCTGAGAAAAAACTTGAAGACCAGTACCGCCTGGAACGCACGGAACAACTCAAACAGTCAGAGGACTTTGACAGCCTACTGAAAAAGGTGGTGGCTTATGAACTGGAGTTAATAGACTATGGAGAACGTTTGCTGAGTGATGACCCTATTCCAATGGATTCAGAGACAGGCTACTCAACACTAGACTTAATCGGTGCTAAGGGTGTAGGGCTACTCAAGTCACTGGACGAAGATAACGAATACAGCGGGCTTGTTTATTACAACGCTGAGGCAGAATAGCAGAGAGAGGCAACTGCCTCTTTTTGCCGTTTTGCTAACCTTATAAAACCTTATGTAAAAACAGATTAGGTTTAGGCTCGGTTGGATAAGAAAAATAGGGAGGTATTCGGCATTTTTGGCAATCTAAAAGAGATAATGTTTAGACACGGTGGCGCGTGATGAAGCACGAGCGAAGCACGAGAAAACACAAAAAAAAAGCCAATGCGTACGCACTGACTCTGTGAATAAAACCTAAAACTATTATATCACAGTTGGAGGGCATGCAGTTGGTTTTATCAAATAATCAGTATAAATTCCTTGATAATGTTTTAATGAGATATAGACACTTACCAAGCAGAATAGCAAGAAGAAAGCTAGAAATAGAAACCGAACACAGTACCGACATAAACGTAGGAGCTAGCAAAACAAACCGAGTGAATAAACGCACGGAGTGGCTCGTAGAACACTTTGACAGTGATATAAAGCTGAAAGGGTTAGAGTGTCAACAAAGAGCTGTAGAAGCAACGCTAGAGGTCTTAGATGAGACCCTGACGCGAGTATTTGAACTTCGTTGGATACATGAACACACACCCGAAGAAATCGCTGAACTAACAGGAGCAAGCGAGAAGACGACACGGAAACGCTTGGAGCGAATTACAGAAATCTTTGCAGACTATTGGGGCTGGACATGATGGAGGGTGTGAACTTGATTTTTTTTAGATACGATGATAGACGAAAAGAAAACCATAGCAATCACTAAGCGGTACTTAAAACAATATCCACGATTGAAAACCATAGCACGCACTACCACCACTTTACAGAGTAATTGGAATGTATCGGATAAGGTAAAATCAGGAACGACCCGAAACACGCAAGAAGATAGATTACTGAACGCTATCGCTGTAAGTCAGGAAGTGGAAGAGATAGAGCGAACTATTTCAAACTTGGATAAGTTACACAGTGACATACTGACAGAAAAGTATATCAAGCGACAGAAAGCCGATTACGGTATATACCAAGATATGAATATAAGTGAGTCAGGTTTTTACAAAACATTACAAACTGCTTTGCTAGATTTTGCTTGTATATTCAAGAATGGGGAATTATTGCAGTATAAAGACGGCGGGTGATAAAATTCGGAAACACCCCCTTTCTTTTTGAACGGGGTGCTATATCGTTCGGATTCCACAACGCTCGCCTCTTCCGTGCAAAAAATTCCCTTTTTGAAAGTTTTTAGTAGGTGTTTTTTAGGAATACTGGTGAATTCTATTCTTCAAATTCAGCGGTTTTTGACAAATAGACATGTAACTTGATGCTTCTATTTATCAGATATGTATGTTTGAAAAGATACAGTGGGATACAGTAAAAACATGATATAATACACTTACCAGCAATCAAAAAAGCGTAGCTGGTTACTACGCTAGTTTCTTGCCTGCTGAACTCATTATTTTTAGTCTATCATGCTATAAATGATAGGCTTTTTTTGTTCCCCTTTTTGTACACTTTCTAGGGAAATGTAACGCTGTATAAAGTTTACACTTTTTTTCAAAAATCCAGTAAAATCAACTAAAAAGGCGTGTAAAGCAACCAAATGCTAAAGCCAAGCATACCTTATCACAAAATGGTATAATGGAAGGTACAATGTTTGAAAGAGGAAGACGATGAAATTACAAGAGGGAGTAGATCTTCATTTTATTGATACAGATCAGTTTACGACAAATCGTATACGTATTCGCTTTGCAGCTGAAATGAGTGAGGCTACAGTTGCTGGTCGTGTGTTAGTTGCAAATATTTTTGAAATGGGTAACCAAGAATTTCAGACTGCTCAGGCTGTTCGGAGAAGATTGGCAGAATTGTATGGTGCTCAGTTCTCGACCTCAGTTTCGAAACGTGGTAGGGTGCACTGTGTAGATGTGACAATTTCATATGTCAGTCCTCGTCACTTACCAGAAAATGAGGATATTACAGTGGAGATTCTTGATTTTTTATACACATGTATATTTAGACCACTGAAAAAGGGGCGAGGATTTGATAGCCAGATTTTCGAGGTTGAAAAAACGAATTTAATCAATTTTCTTCAGTCAGAGATAGAAGATAATTTTTATCATGCAGATGTTGAAATGAGTAAGCTTTTTTATAAAGATCCCTCTCTTCAAATTCCACGCGTCGGTAGGCTTGATTTGGTTGAAAAAGAAACAGCAGAATCAACTTTTCAGATTTATCGGAATATGTTGCGTATGGATAAAATTGATATATTTGTCTTAGGGAAGGTTGACAGAGAACAAGTCAAAAGAAAACTTGAAGATTTTGGTTTTACTTATAGAAATCCAAAATTAGAGTTAGAATATAATCAGGAATACTCAAACATCACGCAAGAAAAAATCGAGCGTAAACAGGCAAGGCAGTCCATTTTGGAATTGGCACATCATTTACAAGTAGTTTACAACGATGTAAACTATCCGGCTTTGATGGTATTTAATGGTCTACTGGGTGCTTTCTCCCATTCGAAGTTATTTATGAATGTTCGTGAGAAAGAAAGTTTGGCCTATACAATTGGCAGTCAGGTTTCTATTTTTTCAGGAATGCTGAAGGTCTATGCTGGAATTAGCCATGAAAACAGACTCAGGGTAATGAAGTTAATTAGTAAACAACTACTTGATTTAAAATGTGGTAAGTTTACAGAAGAAGAATTAGAGTTGACAAAAAACATGTTGATTCATTCAGCAACCTTGGCTCAAGATAGGCAGAATAATTTGATAGAACAAGTATATAATCAAGTTACCTTAGGAAATAGAAATTTAAGTTGGTTAGATTGGATTGAGGCTATCAAATCGGTATCAATAGAGGATGTCATTCGAGTAGGACAGATGATTAATTTACAGGCTGTTTACTTTATGGAGGGAACAGAAGAATGA